TGGAAGCATCACAGCAAGCGGGTGCTGCGCTGCCGACTTCGATCAGTTGCGATGAACTGGAAGCAAAACTTTGGAAGGCAGCCGGTCCATGCCTCGCCGATCCGGTCAACGCACAAGGTCTGGTCAGCCTAGCCATTCCCCGCATGTGGCTTGCAGAAGGCGCTGATCTCGAGCTCGACATTCTGGAAACCTTGAAAGCTCAGGCCGTGAAGTGCCGAGGGCGAAAAATCCAGAACTGGAATTATTTCACGAACCCTGTCGCGGAAGCCATGGCACGGCGCAACGCCGGAATGCCAACCGTCGATCTGACCTCCGCCCAGAAACAATCCGCCAAGGTCGCAGGTGCCGTGAACGCCCGCGCTGCGCTTGATCGCATGATGGGAGTTTCCGCATGAAGCACGTTCTTGCAGCCGTTGTTTCCCGCTTCGTGACGCTCTACGGCGAGCCCCGCACTGACAACCACGAAGCGCTCTACAGCGAATACGTCCGAGCCTTGAAGGATTTTGACCAAGAGGCGCTTGAGCTCGCAGTGGACGAGGTTGTGAAGCAGCACACGTTCCCGACCTGGCCGATGCCGGGTGAGGTCTACAAGCAGGCGCTGGTTGAAGCCGCCAAGCTCCACGCCAAGCGCCCAAAGCCGACCCGCGATCCAGAGCTATCAGAGCCGCGCCCAGATGGCCGCTACGAGCTCACCGAAGAGCAGAAGGCCCACAACCGCCGCATGATCGAAGAGCTCAAGCGCAGTGTGACCGTGTACGAGCCTCAGCGCGTAAACCTTCCCGCTCCGACGCGAACGGTGATGGAAGAGCTCCAAGCCAAGGCAATGCGCACGGCAGACGGACGGATGCGCCACCTTCGCGGCTGGTATCCCGGCATGGAAGCCAAACCGGATGAGGCCGCAGAATGATCCCGCTTGTCAGCATCATCGCTTTGACCTTCTGGCCCCCGCCCGAAAGCGTTCTCTCCGACACGCCCTGGCACCAACAGCGAACGATACTGATCGACCGGGAGCCGTCAGAAACCGACATCGATCTTGATCTGGAAATCAAACACTACAAGCGGACGCTAAGGATCATGGAGCTACGGAAATGAGCGCGGAACAAATCCTCGCCGACCTCAAGACGTGGAAGGGCCTCGGCACATCGCCAAAAATGCCAGTGCACATCGTTGCGCTGGAAAAGCTCTGCCGTGACGCGCTCGCTTGGCAGGCAACACCAGAATATATCCGCGATGTCGCGGAAGCAGTCAGGGGGCAAAAATGAGCGACAATGTTGCCGAATTTCCAGGCGTCTCCCGGCATCCGTCTCCGGTTCCCAAGATCCTCGCAGCCGCATCAGGCCAGAAGCTCCAGTCGGTTGTCGTGGTCGGAATGCGGGAGAACGGCACGCTGTACTTCGCGTCCTCAGATTCAGACGGGAAAGAAGTTCTTTGGCTGATGGAGCTGGCCAAGTGGGAACTGATGGAGGTCGCGCTGAAATGAAGCTCAAGGGCATCCCCGTGAAGGGCGTTCGTCTCTCCAAGGAAAAGAAGCTGACCAAGGTTTTCGTTCCCCGCGATGCCTCCCATGCGCAGCGGGTCAAATCGTCAAAGAAACAGAAGGTCAAGAGGAGGGTCGTTTAGTGGAGCAGATCACAGTCGTCCCCACCGGACGACGCGCCCGGGTTCGCCTTACGCCAGAACTTGACTATCGCCGCCCTGTTGTCGAAACAGGGGATAGGTGGGTCGTTTACAAGGTGCCTCCCCGTAAGGAGGCAGCCGCCCAGATGATCCTCAAGAACATGGGCTACAAGGTCTGGATACCGTCTCAGAAGAGGTACTTGCGGCGCACACGCTCGCGCAAGAAAGGGGTGGAAGTGTTCTACCCGTCTTGCCCCGGCTACATCTACGTTGCTTTCCGTGACCGCGCCCCGTGGGCCGATCTGTTCCGGCTGAACCTTCTTAAGCTGGTCATGTTGAATGACCGCCCCGTTGTGATCGCGCCTGACGAAATCGCAGCGATCCAAGCCGACAACCCGAATGCGTACACCGGCCTGATGTCATTTAAGGTCGGGGAGTCTAGGATTATCGAGGCTGGACCGTTTCGCGGATTCCAGTCGAATATCATGGAAATCTCACATGAGGAGGCCGAAATGCTGGTCACGATATTCAACCGCGAGTGCAAAGTGCGCGTGAGGCTGAGTGACCTTGGCCCGGTTATCACCCCGTCGAAAGCCTCTGCATGAGACACCTATATCCGCACTGGTTCCCATAGCAGGGATGGGGTTGACACTGGCCTGACACTGGCCAGTTTCACCAGTGTCAGGTAGAAGAATTTGCAGCGCGTGCGCGGCGGCCTCGCCGGTCTAGGGGCCATCACTGGCATCTTCGCACGAATAGGGGACCGGCCCCGCTGCAATAAAAAAGCCCCGCTCGGATCGCTCCGGCGGGGCTCATTCGTTTCAGGTCTGGTTAGGCTGCCTTGAGTGCCTTCACCCGACGGTACGCGGTCGATCGGCTGAACTCTCCTGCCTCGATCTGTTCCGCAAACGCGGCTTCGATCTGGTTCAGCTTCGGCCATTCCCCGTGCTTTGCAAAATATCGCTTCGACCAGTCTACGACGTTCTCGCCTTTAAGGGCTGGGAGCGTCTTGTCGAGCGGCGGGAGCTGCTTTGCCGGGGGCAGCGGTTCGAAGTGAAAGCTCGTCTGGGCGTTGTCATTGACCGGAGCCTTGCGAACCGGGCGGAATGCAAACCAGAACGAAACGATCGCGCCAAGCTCAAAAAACGCAGACCACAAAAGCGGCTCCAGCAACTCAAAGCCAACCTTCGCTTTCGTCTTGTCGTACCCGAACAGGGCGGCAATCTCGCCAACCCGTTCAGACTTAGCGTTGGCGACCTTCTGAGGACCAAGAGCGGCAATCTCGGCTTCGATGGCCTTGATATGCGCCCCGACTTCAGTTGCCCTCAGACGCCAATCCTTGCAACGCTGGCCGCAACGCTCGCCAGACATTTCCTTGTCAGCCCACTTGTTCGCATCGTCAAAGCGGAGCTTCGCTTTTGCGAGGTCGGCAGACTTGGCGGCGATGGCGGTGTTCGTAGCCTCTGCGTCCAGCGCCCTGGTGCCAGACACTTCAGCCTGCTTCCCGATGCTGTTGGCCACCACAAGGGCGGTTCCGACAGCGAAGGCAAGCACGAAGCCAACCGCGGCGAGATAGGTCCGCGCGCCCTTGGCTTCAGCGATCATGTGGCCGGCAAAGATCGTCGCGGCCACGGTGAGGATCGTCAGAACGTGGAACCGGTCCCAGAGGGCCGGGGTGGTCAGCACATCGCCCATAAGGACGACAAGCGAACCGGCTGTGAACGTGATGCCGGCGATGATTGCAAGCGCACGTCCGTTGGTTGTATGCTCCATAGGTCATTCTCCAATCTTAGCGGGTTGAGGTGACATCGAGGCCGGGGTGTTTGCGCACTACCGGCCTCAACTGTTTCTGAATGTAGCATTACGTTTAACGTTAAACAATATGGGATGGGGTTAATCCACAGGGAAACGATTCACATTTTCGTGAATGGAAAACGTTTAGCGTTCATGCTACCCCAGCAGCATGGCCAGACCCAAGAAAGACGAAGCCCTAGGGGCGTCAGAATTTATCGGCATCAGAGTGTCGCCAGCTATGCGTGAGTCTCTCGAGGACGCCGCGAAGCGCAACGGCACCACGATCGCCACAGAAGCCCGCAACGCCATTGACCGTGGCCTAAAACGAAAGGGAACCAAATGATCCGCACAGCCATCGCACTCGCCGCCATTGCCATCGCCACCCCGGCGCTCGCTCAGGGATGGGACTACCGGAACGACAGCAACAGTCCCAAGATCATCGCACCTGACGGCACCTACCGTGGCAATCTCAATAACAACCCTTACGACCCCAACAGCGTCGCGAATCCTTACGGCAAGTACGGCAACCCGTATTCATCGGACAGCGTGAACAACCAGTTTGGCACATATGGGAACCCGTATTCGAACCAGTATTCAAACCCAAACGGCCGCCGATGACGACTTGGGTCTTGATACTGACTATCCCGGTCTCTGCTATAGCCACCATCCCCGGCTATCAGTCTCGTTCTCAGTGCATCGCAGCAGGTCAGGCTTTTGTGACTGAGGCCGGATGGGGAACTCGAGCCGGCTACAGGTGCATTCCAGGGCCTACAGCAAAGCAGAGGGAGGGATCATGACCACAGCATCTGAACTCGTGAAAAGGCTGCGGGACATAGCGAATTTCGACACCCCGCAAGACCCCCGCAAAGGGTGCCTAGAAGCCGCCTCTCTCATCGAATCCCAAGAGGAACAAATCAGGAGGTTTAGGGAGGCGCTGACCAAGCTTGTCGAAATCAACGACAACCACGGGCCGTTCGGCGGTGAACTCTATCAAGACCGCATAGATCGAGCTTGGGATGCCGCCCGCTCCGCTCTCCAGCAGAAGGAATGAAGGAGATGGAGCGCGATTTAGCCGAGCGTTGCGCCGATGCGATCTTTGCCGATCTGCGCGACCGTAAGTTTCTCAAGTGGATGCTGGCAGAACATGCCGACAGCATGGGTCCTATCTTGCACGAACGCGACGGGACGCCTTTGATGCCAATAAGTGAAGCCGTGCAATCCGAGATGCGGCAAGAATGGATTTCCGCGCTGATGAAACTTGATGATGCCCCACCCACACAGGACAAGACCCCATGACAGACGCACACGACGAAAAGGCGAGGGAGATTGTTAAAGCCATCGACCGTGAGGCCATGCGCGGTGGGCCTGGGTTCGATCCTCAACTGCTTATCGCCACCGCCCTCCGCGACTGCGAGCGCCAGACCATAGAGAGGGCGGCTAAGGTGGCTGACGGCGTTATGCGGGATTTCGCACGCATCGGAAATTATGAAGCCGAAGCGGTCACGGCTGGGAACATTGCCCAAGCCATCCGCGCCCTTGGCACAAACGACACAACGGGTGGGGAATAGCTGGAGCGAATCGCGCAATATCTTGACGAACGGCGGCAAATCAGCGTTTGTGAAAGAACGTCCCGCGTTCTCGGGGAAACAGGGACCAAGCCGGCCGTTAGTGTGCCTGACGCTGTGTCCTGGCAGGGCTGAAACAAGCCGATAGTTGAATTGCGCCTGAGTTAATGGCGGCGCTCCCCACGCTGAACCGGACTGAGAGCGCCGCTGGGTCTCGGACCTACGCATCACGCTGAGACACACAGACATTCGCATTTCCAGGCTGAACCCCATGTGAACGGGTTCGGCCTTTTGTGTTTTGCGTTCCCCAGACCCTCGGAGGAACACCCCATGCACGCAGCAACCTCAAACGGTGGCCTAATCGGCTCCGTCAAATCCGCCATTGACGGCGTTTTCGCCAAGCCTGAGGCCTGGCTGATCCGTTGCGCCATCCTCGCCAGCGTCATCAGTGTGATCTACTACTCTGGTGACAAGGCCAAGGACATCCCCACACAGGCAATTCTTGTCCTGCTTGGTCTTGCCGCTGTCGGCTTCCACTATGTCGGCGCTCAGAAGGCCTGCCGCGCATGGTTCGAGCGCCAGATCGGCAGCTTCGCTTGCTGGTCCCTCATCATCTGCGGTGCCGTCGCTTGGGAGGTGAACTCGACCATCAGCGTGGCCAGCCAGAACCAGTCGAACCTCACCAACGCTCAACTGACCGCTTTCACCAAGTCCGACAATAGCTCCAAGGCTGTGGCGGACGGGGAGGCCAAAGTTGCCCGCTTGCGTGAAGAGCGCAACCTGATGAAGCCTAAGCAGGCTCCCGGCGCTGCTCGAGCCGTGATTTCCAACGCCAAGGCAAACCGCTGGTGGGGCACGACCAAAGCCTGCACAGAAACCAAAGGACCGAAGACGCGGGAGTTTTGTGACGGTTATTTCTCGGCTGAAGCCGATCTTGCCCTTTGGGATCAGATCGCTAAGCAGGAAATCGCCCTAGGTGGCGCTGAGCAGGACCTTGCCGACGCCCGCCGCGCTGTCATGCAGGCTCCGGTGCTGGCATCTGCTGACCGCGCCGACCTCGGCAACCTGCGCCGCCTTACAGGCATGAGCCTTGAGGATCTGGAGCTGTCCCAGTCCCTGCTGACCGTGTTCGTGCTGGCGCTCTTCCTCACCATCGCCGGCTGGCTGGTCAAGGCTGAGGAATACGAAGGCAAGCCCCGCAAGCCGTGGTTCGGCCGGCTGATGGCTCGCCTCACCGGCAAGCCCACGCCTGAACAGCCCCGCGCCATGACGGAAACCCACCAGGCCATCAACGCCGTAATGAACCCCTCTCCCAAGATGACGCACAAGACCCTTTTGGACTTGGCTCGGGAACGGGGAATGACATTCAGCGGCGCGGCTGCATAAGAGGTTATTGTATGAGCAAGCCAACCAAACCTGAAGGCTTATCTGCAACTGCAAAAACAGGGGCAAAGCAACTTGACCCCTACAAGTGGAAGCCAGGGCAGTCAGGAAACCCCAAGGGACGGCCTCAGAACGCCAAGCAGAAGCTCTCGGACTCGTTCCTAGCGGACATGCTTGAGGCTTGGCAGGCCAAGGGAAAGGAAGCCATTGACCGGGTTATTGAGGAACGTCCGCACGAGTTCATCAAGGCTGTTGGCGCGATTGTTCCCAAAGACATCAACGTCAACACGAACGCCATGGACGAGTTGACCGATGACGACGTTGCAGCCCTCATTAGCGCAGTTAGATCAGCAGTCCTTGGCGGCGCTCCTGAGAAGGTTGGAAGCGGAAGCGAAACGCCGTCGCGACACTAACCGGCTGAGAACTTACGAACCCTATTCAAAGCAGAGGGAGTTTCACGCAGCCGGGTCTAAGCACTCGGAACGCCTGTTTATGGCCGGCAACCAGCTAGGCAAGACATGGGCGGGCGGGTTTGAAACTGCGATGCACCTCACGGGGCGCTACCCTGACTGGTGGGAAGGCCAGACCTTTGAGAAGCCCCCTATCATCTGGGCGTCGGGCGTTACATCCGAAAGCACACGCGACAACCCGCAGCGCGTCTTGATTGGCGACCCGCCAAAGCAGGAAGCATGGGGCACAGGCACGGTGCCAAAGGATTGCTTGCTTGACTGGGACCGTGCGATGGGCGTTCCCAACCTGCTCGATAACGTCCGCATCCGATGGGGTGGCGGCGGTGACGTGCAAGCCGGTGAGAGCCTGCTGTACTTCAAGTCCTACGAAAAGGGCCGCGAGAAGTGGCAAGGGCCAACGATTGACGCGGTCTGGTTCGATGAGGAACCGCCGCAAGACATTTACACGGAAGGGCTGACCCGTACCAACAGAGGCCAGCGGGGGCAGTTCACCTACATCACCTTCACGCCGCTGCTTGGAATGAGCGAAGTTGTTTCGCTGTTCCTGCTAGGTGGGAAATAGAAATCTAGGAAATGACAAGTCGCCAGCGGGCCGAAGGAAGGATTTTGCTTTGAGCCGCCACGTCGTCAGCATGACCATTGACGACGTAGAACACTACACGGAAGCGGAGAAGGCTCAGATCATTGCGTCCTATCCGGCGCATGAGCGAGAAGCGCGGGCCAAGGGCATCCCCACGATGGGATCGGGCCGCATCTTCCCGATTGAAGAGGGGCTGATCTCTACTGACCCAATCGCCATTCCAAAGCATTGGCCTCAGATCATCGGCCTCGACTTTGGTTGGGAGCATCCCACGGCTGCGGCTCGCATCGCATGGGATCGGGATAACGACACGGTTTATGTCACGGCCTGCCATCGCAGAAGCGAGGCGGTGCCAGCTATCCACGCGGCAGCGATCAACGCTTGGGGCAATTGGGTGCCGGTGTCATGGCCGCATGACGGTTTGCAACACGACAAAGGATCAGGCGAACAGCTCGCGGCTCAGTATCGGGCGCTAGGCGTCAACATGCTGCCAGAACGCGCCACCCATGCCGAAGGCGGCAACGGTGTTGAAGCTGGCCTAATGGACATGCTCGAGCGGATGGAAACGGGCCGGTTCAAGGTCTTCAAGGGCCTAAACGACTGGTTTGAAGAGTTCCGCCTGTATCACCGGTTAGACGGCAAGATCGTGAAAGAACGGGACGATTTGATGAGCGCCACACGTTACGCGGTGATGATGCTTCGCTTTGCAAAGGTGAAGCCGCAGGACGGCGCTAAACTGAAGCAGCGTCAGGGGACGATGGCCTAAATGGAAGAACGCCAGCTCGTCCGCATCCTTCAGCAGCAGGAAGCGGATGCTTCCTCATATTACGATAGCGAGCTTGCGTCTGCTCAAGAGGAAGCCCTCAATCGGTACTTTGCCCGCCCCTACGGGGATGAGGCCCCGAACCGTTCCCGCGTCGTCTCTCACGACGTTGAGGACACAATCAACTGGATCATGCCCGATCTCATGCGGACGTTTACGTCGTCCGAGGATCTGGTCTCGTGCAAAGCTCAAAACCCTGGCGATGACCAGCAGTACCAGGGCGCACCGGAAGACAAATCAAACTGCGATGTGATGGCGGCCTATCTGTCCCACATTTTCTTCGAGGACAACGACGGCGCGACAAATATCCATGACTGGCTGTTTGATGGGCTTCTGACCCGCATCGGGGTCATGTGCATCGATTGGGAAGACCCGGAAGCCTCGCCGCCTATGATGGTGGAGGGCGTAGGGGCTGAGACGCTGGCCAAGTACCTCAGCGACCCCGAATATGAAATCCTAGGGATGGAGACAGAAGAGGGGCCTAACGGTCCCTCATTTGTTATGGAGGTGCGCCGCACGCCGAAGATGGGCCGCGCCTATATCGAAGTCGTCCCACCGGAAGAGTTCGCCATCCACAAGGGCGCAAAGTCGGTCTGTGATGCCAAGTACCACCGCCGCAAGCGGGCTGCTTACGTCTCGGAACTGGTGCGGAAGTACCCCGACAAAGCCGAGGAACTGAAGGGTAAGCAGTGGAAGATTTCCGATCCTGGCGATGATGAGCGCACGCAGGCCCGTCACCCGGATGACAACATCATTGCCGCTGATGGCTCTGAATCGGACGTTGGCCGGCGGGAATGCTGGTTGATTGACGAGTTCGTGAAGATCGACTTTGACGATGACGGGATTGTCGAGTTGCGCCGCGTCAAGCGGGTGGACGACATCATTTTGGAGAACGAAGCCGTTACTCAGTCGGCCTATGTGGAATGGACGCCGAACCGGGTATCCCACAAGGCGGTCGGCCGTTCGATCCATGACCTTCTCAAAGACTTGACCAAGATCAAGACGGTGATCACCCGCCGCTATCTGGACGGTCTTTCTCAGACCATCACGCCACGGACGTACGTCAACACCCAGGCAATTGAACAGGACGGTTTAGACGCGCTGGTGGATAACGACATCGGCGGCGTGATCCCCACCAAAGGCGATCCTCGGGCCGCTGTTTACGAGAGCGTCACCCCTGACGTGTCAGGGCCGGCATTGAATGCTCTGGCCTACTTCAATGAGCAGATGGACCTGGCCTCGGGCGTCACGAAGCAGGCGCAAGGCATGGACCCCCAGGCCATGAACAAGACGGCGACAGGCATTGATCTGCTTCAGGCCGCTGCCAAGGTCCGTGTTGAATTGATCGCCCGCTGGGCCGGCGCTGGCCTTGAGAAGGTGTTCAAGCGTCTGATGCACTTGGTCGTCTCGCATCAGGACGGCGCACGCACGGTCAAGCTATTCGGCAAGTGGCTGGAGGTTGATCCCTGCACATGGTCGGATGAAATCGGCGTTCGCATTGATATTGGATCGGCTGGCGTCTCGAAGCAGCAGCGCATCGCTAATTTGATGATGATCTCGCAGAAGCAGGAAGCCATCTTGCTCCAGTCTGGCGTCGGCAACCCGATCGTGTCGCTTCAGAACTACCGCAACACGCTGGCTTCGCTGGTGTCGGACATGGGCTTTGCCGATCCGTCGCAGTTCTTTGGTCAAGTTCCCGATGACTACCAGCCACCGGAGCCGGGGCCTGATCCGAAGGTAGTCGAAGCGCAGATGAAGATGCAGCTCGAGGGCCAGAAGGCGCAACAGCAGTCACAGCTTGACGCGGCTAAACTCCAAGCTGATCAGCAACTCGCAACCGCGAAGTTCCAGAGCGAGCGCGAACTGGCCTTGATCAAGGCTGAGAGCGAACAGCAGATTGCACAGATCAGGATTGCGGCAGAGACGGAAATTGCACGCGAGCGCACGGCGGCTGAAATGAAGCTGGCCGTGTGGAAGGCCAAACAGGAGATGAAGCTCGCCAGAACCACGGCGCGGGCCAAGGTCAGCAACGGCAAGGCGAACGGGTCTGATAGTGTTCGCATGGGCGGGGCCATCGGATGAGCCGCATTCTAGCCGCCATGGATGACCTGGACGCTGCCGAGGATGACAGCGAAGAGTATGACGACGGGTTTGACTTTGAGGGCCAAGCGGCCGCACGCCGGCAGGAACGGGACGCCAAGACGGACGGCTATAGGAACGCCGCTCTCATGCTGATGCAGAGCTTAGCGCAAGGCATGCAGCAACTGGCCGCAACGCAGGCCGATCTTCAGAAGGTCCAGGGCGAAACGCTGAAGGCGATCCACTCGCTCAACGCGACGATGATGGCCCAGCACGCGGAGGGCGGGGACGCCTCGTCCAAGTTGGCCAAATCAATCCAGGACATGCAGGCCGTTCTTTCGGCTCCCCGCGAACTGGTGACAGACAAAGACGGCAAGCCCGTGGGAGTGAAGATCAAGCATGGCGGATAACGTTGACATCACGGCCGGCGCTGGCACGCCGATCGCGACGGACGACATTGCAGGTGTCAACTTTCAGCGGATCAAGATCACGCTTGGGGCTGATGGTGTCAACGATGGGGACGTAGCGTCGGGAAACCCGCTGCCAATCTCTAGCGCGGCTCTGACGACGATTGCTTCGGCTGTTCGGTCTGAGGATTCGACGCATGTTAGCGGCGATGCCGGGATTATGGCTCTTGCCGTGCGTGCTGATGGTGAAACCACGCTGGCGATTCCGAACGGGGATTATTCTCCCCTCCAAGTCAATGCGGTCGGACGGCTTAAAGTGGCCACTCAGCCCGGTCTGTACGATCTTGTCACGGGCAACATTACCGCCAACGCCCAGACCGTGTTTTGCCAAGTTGACCGCGCCTCTAACGTCATGCTGCATGTGGTAGCCACATCGCTGGTGGGTCACAACGCGACTTTTGAAGGGTCTTTGGACTCGACCAACGGAACAGACGGCGCGTGGTTTGGCATTCAGGTGGTCCGCTCCAACGCCAACACCATCGAAACCACGACGGGCGTTCTAGCTGCAACCCCTGCCTATGCTTGGGAGGCATCGGTCAACGGCCTGACGTTTGTTCGTGTTCGTGCCACGGCGCACACGTCAGGCACGGCAACATGGAAGATTCAGCGCGGGTCGTACGCAACAGAGCCAATTCCAGCCGCTCAGATCAGTGGCACGCAGCCGGTATCGGGCACGGTCACGGCCACGGTTGGAACGTCGATCTCAGGAGGCACGATCTCGCCTCTCACGGTGGCGGGCGCATCGGCTGAATCGTCGGCTGCTCGTACGGCTAACGGCAACAGCGCGTCGGCCCTGACCAATGCCAGCGGCAGAAACGCCCACTTTATCGTCAACGTCTCTGCTGTGAGCGGCACCACGCCCAGCTTGACGGTGCGCGTTCAAACTCAGGACCCAGTTTCATCGAACTGGGTTGACCTTCCCAGCGCAGCCAGTTCTGCGATCACGACCGTATCGACCAACCTATTCACGGTTTCAAACCTGCCCCGCACTTATCGCTTGGCATGGACAATCACAGGCACGACGCCTTCGTTCACGTTCAGCGTTGCAATCCTTCCGGTCATCTAAGCCATGCTGCTGCTGCTTTTGAGGTCTGCGGCTGGGGTCATTGATCCCCCGGTCGATCCTCCAGTTGAGCAAATCAAGGGCGGCGTCGGCAGGCCACAGCGTCGTGACGCCTATGTCGTATTCCAAGACGAGGACCAACCGGACCCGGTTGTCACCAAGTCCGCACCTAAGAAAGAACCCGAGGTCATCGCCGCCAAGCCGGAGCCAAAAGCACCGGACTGGACGGCTGAACTCCTACTCCTGATGGCTGCATGAAACCTGTGCTGACGCGCCTCGACCGTGACCGCAAACATGCGGACGCGGGGATCGGCGCTGCCCGATTGATGGAAGACGATCACGTTCAGGCGTTCTTCGACGACGAACGCAACCGGCTGACTGAGGCGATGATCTCAGTTGAGACGCTGGACGACGACAGCCGGCGCGGCTTGGCGCTGGAGATTAAGGCCCTCGACAAACTGAGGAAGCATCTGGAGGCGCTTGTGCCGCTTGGACGCAAAGCCCTCGAAAACTTGGAGAAGAACCGTGCAGGATGAAAACGTATCGTCTGAATTGGCCGAAGCCAACCCCGTCAGCACGTCTGAGGCTGCGGTTTTGCTGTCTAAGCTGACGGCAAACGAACGTGACCGCGCTCCAACTGGTCAGTTCAAAGCCAAGGAACCGGCTGAAACTGTCGTGGAATCGGAGGAACCGGCCAAGGTCGTAGACCTCAAGGGTCAGCCCGTTGAGACGGCAGAAGCGCCGGCCGAAGACGATGAGGATCTGGAGTTCGAATTTGACGCTGGTGAGGAAGGCAAGGAACCTGTCCGCCGCAAACTGTCGGAACTAGTCGAAGGCTATGAGCGCGCCCAGAAGCTTGAAGCTGAATACAACGAACTCAAGACCAAGGCGCAGACCGTCCCCGACGAGTTCTTCAAGTCGATTGAAGAGAACAACAAGGTTCGTTCTGCCTACGCGCAGAAGCTGGACATCGTGGAGCGGCTGACCAAGCCCACGCCGCCGGCCATCTCGCTGGTTGACCCCAATTCGCCGGATTACGATCCCGAGCGGTATCACGCCCTTGCGCGCAAGTATCAGGACGACACGAAGCTATTGCAGGCCGTGAACGCTGAACGCGAGCGCATTCAATCCGAGCAGACCGCCGAACAGCAGCGCATGTCTCAGGCGATCATGGCCCGCGAATGGGCAAAGCTCGAACAGGCCTGGCCAGAGTTCAAGGCCAAGGAAACGCAGGACGCCTACGTCAAAACCCTGCGGGATTACGGGTTCTCTGATGAAGAGATCAAAAACAACATGGATTCTCGTGCGTTCCAGATAGTTCGCGATGCAATGAAATATCGCGATCTGGCTGCGAAGAAGGTTGAGACCGCCAAGGTGGCTCGGTCGAAGCCAAAGCTAGTGAAGGGTGCAGCGCGTTCCACCACCAACCCCGCGAACACGGCAAGAACAAACGCTTTGTCGCGGCTCAAAGAAACCGGCTCTGTTGAGGCTGCTGCGGCAGCGCTCAAGGGCCTCATCTAACCCCTGCACCCTTTAGGAGACTCCCATGCCCGTTCCAAGCAATACCGTGCAGACCTTCGCAATGGTCGGCATTCGCGAAGACCTGTCCGACGTGATCACGCTCACCGATCCCACCGACACCCCGTTCTACTCTGGCATCGCCAAGGGTTCGGCTAAGAACCGCACCCCCGAATGGCAGGTTGACACGCTTGCCGCTCCCGATCCGGCGAACGCCGCGATCGAAGGCGACGATCCGTCAAACGACGTTCGCACGCAGCCTGTTCGTATCCGTAACGTGGTGCAGCTCTTCGATAAGATCATCCAGGTATCGTCCACCGCTCGGGCCGTGGAAACGGCAGGGCGCGCCGATGAACTCGCTTATCAGGTGGTCAAGTCGGGCAAAGAACTGAAGCGCGACATGGAGGCCCGCTTTACCGGCAACTTTGCATCGGTTCTTGGTGCTGCTGGTACGGCGGGACAGGCCGCTGGTGCAGAAGCCTACCTGACCACGAACGTGTCGCGCGGTGCGACGGGTGCCAATGGTGGTTATAACTCTGGTACGGGGCTCATTGCCGCCGCGACGGATGGCACGCAGCGCACTTCAACGGAAGCTCTGTTGAAGACCGTGATTCAGGCAACGTGGACCTCGGGCGGCAATCCCGCTCACATCATGGTCAACGGTGTACAGAAGCAGACATACTCTGGCTTCCCAGGCATCGCGACGCAGTTCAACGCCCTTAACCAGAGCGGTAAGAACACGATCGTTGGCGGTATCGACGTATACAAGTCGGACTTCGGCATCCACACGATCGTCCCCAACCGCTTCATGGGCTACGGCACGGGCCGCACGCGCAACACGACCAACGCCAACCGCACGGCGCTGGTGCTTGATATGTCGTCTTGGTCGGTGAACTTCCTCCAGCCGATGAAGACGGTCGATCTCGCCAAGACGGGCCACAGCGACCGCAAGATGATCTTTGCGGAAGCAACGCTGGAATGCTCTGACGAGAAGAAGAACGGCATCGTCGCGGATCTTCTGTAATCCATGCGCCGACTGCTTGAGTACGATCCTCACCGTGGCCTGCGTATTGATTACGTCGGCCACGGTGACGGCACTTTCTCCCTGGAATACATGGAGGATGCCGAACCGTTGCTTGAGACCAATAAGGCCAAGCAGAGCGCGGGACGCGACTACTACGCCAAAGACCCCGATATGTGGCGGGTCGCGAGCGTCCCGATCACCATCCAATACGAATGGATAAGGCGCTACGGCGTCGATCCCTTGCAGCCGGGGAATGAAGACCTTCTCCGGCGGCTGCTGAACTCGAATGAATGGCGCTACCTAAAAACCGCTGAGGTGATGATCTGATGGCACGCAAACGCAAGACCGTGACGGACGACGACGGCACGCCGGTTGAAGTAGAAACGGCTGAAGACCTTGAAGCCGAGGCCGCAGAGCTGGACGATGAACTTGCCGAAGTGTTTCCCGAGGGCGGGGCGCTCACGGAAGCTCCAGCGCCTGCACCTGCTGCGTCGGGTCGTGTTGTGATCTGGACGGAGAAGGGCGAGGCGGCAGGCGTGTTTTCTGAGCATGGTCAGCATGTGGCCGGTGAGGAAGTCACGACCGAACATGCGGACGTTCTGATCGCCAACGGCTTCGCGACGGAGAAAGCATAAATGGCCCTCGGCACGCTTGCGGAGATCAGGACAGCGGCCCTTGGTCCTCGAACCGATATGGTCTCCCGGTTTGCCGATTTTATCGCCTTGGCCGAACAACGCATGTACTACGGCGGGAACGGCGTTCCTCCGTTGCGCGTCCTGCCAATGGAGTATTCCGAGCCGGTGACGTTCGCCTCTGGCGTGGCACCCCTGCCGGCATCGTTCCTCGACAAACGGGCACTCTACGTCACAGACCGGCCTGAAGCCCTCAGCTACGAGCCTCCGTCTGTGTTCTATCCCATGGCCTACGATCGGCGCGGGATGAGTTTCCCCGTCGCCTATACGATCGAAGCCAATAGCCTCAAGATTTCTCCAGAATCCAACGCCACGGCGAACCTTCTTTATTATCGCAGGCTTGCGACACCCACCGCAGATGCAGACACGAACGACATTCTGACCCGTTACCCTGGCGTCTATCTGTTTGGAACTCAGGTGGAACTGTACCGGGAACTTCGCAACCCAGACGAGATGCAGCGGGCATTGCAGATGTACGCCGATGCGGTGCAAGCCGCGAATAATCAAGCCATGATTGCCCGCACGTTCGGCGGTCCTGTCCGCAAGCGCCTAATGGGGCTTGGCGTATGAGGAAGAAGGCTGTCGTTCCGTTCGGCCAATGGGCACCGGATCAGAGCCTCTTGTCTGGCAACAGCGCGACGATCAAGGGCTGTCTGTCGTTGTCGGGGCGTTATGCGCCTCTGCCCGATCTGGAGCAGATCCGACCAGGTTCGCAGATTTCTGACGACTGCATCGGGGGCTTTACCGCCTACGACCCTGACGGTCAGCCGCTCACGTTTATAGGGGACGCTGGCAACCTCTACCGGATTGTCGGGAAACTGCCCCAGACGGTCAGCCGACCAGGGGCTTACAATGCTTCTCGTGATTGGGTTTGGTCGTTCTCTCAGTTTGGCAACAACATCCTTGCCATTGCACGGGGCGAACAGCTCCAGCGCTTTGTGATGGGCTCGAGCAACCAGTTTGAGGACGTGAACACGGCTCCGAACGGAGATTGCGTGTTCCGGATTCGCAATCAGGTATTCATCGGGGCCGGTAACATCGTCCATGCGTGCGCCTTCAACAATGTTTTGGACTGGACGCCTGACACGGCCACTCAGGCCTTCTCCAACGAACTCAACCAGGCGCGCGGCCTCATCGTTGCGGGATGGGGTGGGGAGCAGGGCCTTGTGTTCCAAGAACGCGGCATGACCCGCCTCAACTTCCTCGGTGGGGAAGTGCCCTATCAGTTTGACGATGTGGAAGGCGGACGCGGCCTTGTTGGTCCAAATGCTTGGTCCGAATGGGGCCGGCAAGCCTTCTGTGTGGCTGAGGACGGCTTTTATACGACGGACGGGTCATCGGTTCAGCCCATCGGGCAGAACCGGGTTGATCGGTGGTTTGCCTCTCAGCTCAACTATTCCGCACGTCAAAAAACGTGGGCCGCAATCGACACAGAGCGCAAGTCTTGGATGATCGGGTTTCCCACCGGGGGCAGCACATCGCCCAACATGGTCGGGATCTACAGTTTTGCGGATGACCGTTGGACGTTTGACGACTTCGACAGCCAGTATGGCCTCGAAATGCACCGGGAGCCGGTGAACATTGACGACGAAGCGGGTCTGATTGCCCTACTCGGGACAGCAGACGTGGACGCTATGTCGGTGTCGTTTGATAGCCCTGCTTTCCGCGAGTCGCGCAAGTCGTGGGGCGTGGTCAACGGCTCTCGGCAGATTTGCCAGTTCTCAGGGCCGGCACGGGCGGCGACGTTCTCAACGGGGACGTTCGAGCCCATCGTCGGGCGCAAGGCGTTCGTCACGGAGCTTTATCCCACGGTTGATGCCGAGGCGGACAAGGTTTCGGGGGCCCTTGCCTACCGGATCAAGACACTGGAGCAGGCCGAGACGGTTTCAGTAGCGACGGACCAGAATGAGGATGGGTATTGCCCGCAGTTTGTCGAAGGGCGGTATCTGCGGGGCATTGTGAACGTGGACGCAGGCGCGGCCTGGACGGAAGCGCTCGGGGTTCACACAGACGCGAGCCCGTCCGGTGAACGCTAACCCATCACTCTACACCTACCCACGCGGGGACACGCCGGCACAGCTTCGGCAGTCGCTTGTCACCATCGTTGACCAGCTCAACCGGAGAAAAAACGAACTCCCTCCGGGTTCGGCTACACAGGCGCAGATTGACGAACTCAACGCAGCGATTGCTGCATCTGAAGCAGCCCTGGCTGATCTTAACGCAGCACTCACGACGCTCGACAGCCAAGTCACGACCAACGCAGCCGATATTGTGGCTCTGTTCGATGCTCTGGCCGGGGTTGGCGGGTCGGGCCTCACGCCTCAGCAAGCCTTTATACTTGGCCTTGTGTCGGCGGTGGATACGGTCCTCGGGTCGGTATCGCAGCAGGTTCTAGAGACCAAGCGGCTGAGTGAAAACTTGGCCAAGGCCGCGATCACGGAGCTGGTCCGTGGCCGGGTTGACGGGGCGAACCTGAGGGTTGAACAGGCTGTCAGGGTCACGGAAACAGAGGCCTTAGCGCAGCAGATTTCTACGTTTGACGCTCAGATCGCCAACAACGCCGCTCAGATCGTCGTAGAGCAGACAGCACGGGCGGACGGGGATAATGCCCTCGCGAACTCTATTAGCTCTCTAACCACGACGGTCAACGGCAACACGGCCAACATTACGACCTTGCAGACTTCAGTCGGTGGGGTTCAAGCCCGTTGGGGCGTTGTTATTAACCTAAACGGGCAAGTCACGGGCCTTGTGCAGTTAGACGGCGCGGCCTCGGGTTCGACGTTCACGGTGGTCGCGGATAAGTTCCAGATTGCCCAGCCTGGAGTAAGCGGCGGCGATCCGATCCCGGTTTATACAATCACCAACGTCGCAGGGGTGGCCAAGCTGGCCTTGCGTGGGGATATGATTGCTGATGGGGCGATCGTGGCTCGTGCCATCGCAGCGGCGACGATCACAGGCGACAAGATCGCGGCGAATACGATCACGGCAGACCGGATTAATGTCACGAGCTTGAGCGCTATCGCAGCAAACATTGGGACGGTGACCGCCGGTAAACTGCAAAGCACTGACACGAAGATGGTTGTGGACCTTGATAACAAGATCATTCGGATTGAAGTCTGATGCCTGTTATGAAGGCAGACGGGTCAGGGACTTGTGCCATCTACGACGGACCAGACGACGACCCGTTTACCGATCCGGCCAACAATGCAGATCGTCTTTACTTTCATTCGAGCCAGCCAGCCCCGTATCATGTCGCCACTTATACGGGCTCGTTCACACGAACCTGGACATCGCCAAAGAAGATCACGCTTCTTGCGCACGGTTTAGGTTATACGCCTCTCGTGTTCGGTCGCGTCACGCTGACAGGCCAATCCGGCCCAGGCGTCGGAGACCCGACGTTCAACGGATGGACGGGATCGATACCGAGAACGATGGACCTGGCAGGGTCTACGCCGGTGGCGAGCTTTAGCAGCCGCGACTTGCAATTTGCGCTGTGGTTCAATCTGTCGGCAGACTCCACAAACATTTACATCATTCAAATCAACCAGCGTTGGACAGGCGTTCCCGGGGCTCTTGAGGACCCTCGTCTAGCTTTCACCTACGAGGTCGTTGCCATGAGCGTCGCGGTTGATGGTACTGGTCCAACCGCATCAGACAGCAAGGTGTTAGAGATCACACCGACATCGTTGAAGATGGGGCAAGGCAAGTTCGACAGCACGCGCCGCTACATCAGGCGGACAACGCCAGCGAACTTCAATCTGGCCAGCGGCAGAACGATCGATGTGACCGGGGACGCATACGCGATCGGGATGCGGTACTCGTTCAATGGATACGTTCGGCAAGGCCGGAACGCGACCGACCAGGGGCGCGCTGATGCCCCGGCATCGACATTCAATGCGACGGTAAGAAGCGTCAGGATATGAGCACTTACATTAGCGCCGGCCGAATCTACACGACAAACGGCCCGGACATAACGTTTGACACAGATGTCCCTCGCCTCATCATCACGGACCAAAGAAGCGGTTCCATTGCGCGGCCGCAATACCGCGCACGAGCCGTCAACTTTACCTACGACACAGAGATTGTGGACACCGTTGTTGATGTCTCTCTGGGCAGCTGCGCGCTTGCCGCGACGGACGTTTTCGGGATGCAGCGATCAGTATGGAGTTCGGCCCCGACTTCAGACAATTCGAACTTGGCGGCTGCAACAAACGGCGGCGAGTGGATCAGCGTGAGCGGTTCGCTTGTCGAGTACGTTTGCGGTGGTGCCGATGATGGCCGGGGCATCACAGCTGGGTTTGCAGAGATCAGCGACATGGTCAACTTCAAGGGACTGCTGATGGTCGATTACTATTGCAGCGGTGGGGTCATTTATCTTCGCGAGACCTGCAAACTTCGCGCCTACTGCGCAGAAGCTAGCGGCTTCACCTTCACAACGACAATTCCGGCGCGCACGATCGAATACAACCTGCTCTGCGGGTACTACGGCGCATAATAAGGACATGACGACGTGACCCAATGGTATCGCACCGGCACATTCAGCGCGACCAACGGTTCCCCGACGATCACGGGGGCTCTGACCGCTTGGAACTCGCTGGCCTACGAAGGCGACATCTTCCGAGATGTGTCCACAGGTGCGCTTTATGAAATCGGGACGGTTGGCTCCGATACGTCGATCACGCTCACGACCAACTATGCGGGCTCAACAGGATCGGCCAAGACCTACGAGATTATTCCCACTAGCCCCGCACGCAACCTGATTGCGAACCTCTCGCTCCAGCTTTCGGATCTGACGGAGGCGGTGCGACTCGGGTTTCAGATGACATCCACGTCATCGGTGGCCATCGGGACGGGATCAAAGGTTTTTACCGTACAGTCGGGCGTCCCCATTCTTCCCGGAGCCACGGTTCGCATTGCCTCACGGGCGAACCTGACCACCAACAACATGAGCGGAACGGTCACGGCCTATAGCGGAACAACGCTCACGGTCAACGTGGCGACGACCAACGGCAGCGGCACCTACACCGACTGGAATATAAATATCGCAGGCGTTCAAGGCGCGACAGGGGGCGCTGGTCCTGCGAACTCGTTAGCCATTGGCACGGTTACAACACTCACTGCTGGCTCTAGCGCTACAGCAAGCGTAACCGGCACGCCTCCGTCTCAGACGCTCAACCTTGGCATCCCGCGCGGCCAAGACGCTACAGGCCTTACGGACGGCGACAAGGGTGACATCACAGTTGCAGGAACGGGGACGACTTGGACGATTGATCCAGGCGCGGTAACAAACGCCAAAATGGCCAACATGGCGGCGCTCACCGTTAAAGGTAACGCCACGAATGCGGCGGCAGCACCAACAGACATTGCCGCCTCGGCAGATGGTCACGTCCTGCGCCGGAATGGAACGGGGTTGGATTTCGGGCCAGTTGTAACGGCCGGCCTCTCAGACGATGCCGTCACCAATGCCAAGCTCGCCAATATGGCAACGCAGACGATTAAGGGGCGCACCACAGCAGGCACAGGCGACCCTGAAGACCTAACTCCGGCGCAAGTTCGATCGATCGTCGGGGGGCGCGAAACCTTGACCGCTGCTCGTACGTACTTTGTCCGGACAGACGGAAGCGACAGCAACACCGGGTTGGCCAACAATTCAGGTGGCGCGTTTCTGACCGTCCAAAAGGCCATCGACACCGCAGCCTCTTTGGACTCGTCTATTTATGACGTGACAATACAAGTTGCGGACGGAACGTATTCAACGAGCACCGGGCTTACCGCCAAGAACATGGCCGGCGCCGGCAAGATCATCATTCAAGGCAACTCAGGAACGCCATCAAACGTCGTCATCACGACCAACGGGGCGATGACTACAAACAACGCTTGTCTGCTCGTGCGGGGAATTTCGACGGTTTACCAATTCAAAGACTTCAGGGTTAATTCCACGGCATCGGGGACGGTGTTTGGCATACTCGCGACCGCTGGAAGCGTAGTCGAATGGTCTGGAATTGATTTCGGTTCCGGCATGGCGCAGCAGATCAGAGTTGTTGATTCTGCCGTCGCCACATGTGTCGGAAATTACTCGATTTCTGGTGGCTCAACGACACATTGGGTCTGCCTCGGCAACGGCGTTCTCAGATGCCAGTCGTTTACAGTGACGTTGACCGGAACGCCCGCGCAGCTTTTTGTTCAAGCTCAGTTTGGCGGCGTCGTCTTTGCGACGAGCATCACGTTTAGCGGCGCTGCGACGGGCTCACGGTATTCTGTGACCGATGGAGGGATCATCAACACAGCCGGCGCTGGCACAAGTTATTTTCCAGGAAACAGTGCAGGCACGGGGACAAACTTCTCCGCAAGCCCCTTTGGGCTCTACGTTTAGCCGATAGGGATGTGGAGATTGTAAGATGCCAGACTATGATCCGAAAAACTGGTTCTGGGTGGTTGGAGACGATGAAAGCCGCGCATGGTCGAGCGCGCAAAACGCCTATGTTCAGTCGTGGGACAGCGCCCGCATGACGCGCATTGCCAGCGAACAAACGCTATCCGAAGTGCTGCGCCCCTATGGGTTGCGCGGGCCTTACATCTCCGCTGACGACGTTCGCACAGAGGCTCAGCGGCGGATCATTGCCCTTACAGGGACGACCGACATAGTTGGCTGCCTAATCAAGCAACACAATGCACAAATGCGGGCAACAGAGCTGACCCTCATCAAAGCCACGGGCGGCACATGGACCGCAGAGCAGGCCGCAGAAGCTGCCGCATTGCAGGGTATGGCAAACGCGATCAAGGCAATACGGGCGGCATCTAACGTCCTAGAGGCGACTTTGCCAGCCAATTACGAAGAGGACATCCATTGGCCGTCCGTTTGATTCAAGTTCCCCAGCTTCACGTCGAGGAAGCTTGGGGTCACATAGAAAAGTGGATGCAGGACGCCTGCGACGAGTGCGACGGATACTGGACGACCAAGGCCATCCTTGAAGGGTTTCTCTCCGGCAAGCTGACTATGTGGCTGCTTGCGGATGATGAGACGATCTATGCCGGGATCGGAACCACGATTGAAGATTGGGAGCCTCGCAAAGTCGCGGTGATAACCGTAGCCGGCGGGTCTCGTGTGCTTGAGGCCATGGGCGAACAGTTCAAGGTGATTGAAGATTGGGCGCGCGTGAACGGCGCTGAAGAAATCATTATGCGCGGGCGTAAAGGGTTCCTGAAGCCATACCAGCGTCAAGGCTTTGAGCTTTGCGCGATTACGATGAGGAAGAAACTAGATGCCCGGCGGATCAAAGCAGACCACGAAGTCCAACAGCACCCAGAACCTCAGCGCCTACGCCCCCGCGCGGCCGGGAATTGATGGCGCGGTCCGAGGGATCACGGATTGGCAGAACAGCCCGCAGGCGACGGCTGTCTATCAAGGCCCGCGCTCAGTCGATATGTCAGCCACGACGCGGCAGGGATTAGCTGACTACGCCAACGTCAGCGGGTCGCGGGATGCGGCGAACTATATGCGGGGCCTGTTTACGAACTCAGGCCAGCCCAACCCGTACATGGATCAGCTTCTCGAAAGCGTCACGGCCTCGACACGGCCTGGCATCAATGCCGCGTTTTCGAATGCTGGGATGAGCGGTTCAACCCAGCATCAGGGCGTGATGGCTCGGGAACTGGCACGCGCCACGGCCCCGCATTTGTTCGGAGCGTTTGAGAACCAGCAAAACCGGGCATTTCAGGCCGCTCAGTTGTTTCCTGGCATGGATGAGCGGCTTGGCCAACGCCAGATCGAAGCGGGTCAGATCGGGGAAGGCTACGACCGTGAAAAGATGGCCG